ATATATGATATATATACTTTAGTTTATATGGCTCATGGTCGGGTTTTCGGCAACCGATGAGTTGCCAGTTGACCGTCCCCAAACTGACGCCTTCGTCAAATACATCTTCCCATGTATTGATGATTGGCAGGTCCCATAAGTCGCGTATTTGCTCGACCATCAATTTCCGCAAATGGACCTGTATCGCCCGGTCCATTTGTAGTCCGATGATGATATGGATGCCGTCCTTCGTCACTTTCTTATCTGCTAAGCGATTGACGGCCTCCTTTTCCATGACGAAAATCGAGAATCGCGTTTCTTGGTCAAACTGGAATATTTTCTGTATTTCGGCCAAATAGGCATATATAAGGTCATCGACGTGCTCCTTCGAATGCTTTTTCTCAGTGACCGCGTAATCGTATCGGAAATCGAGGTCGATGGCAATCGGTCCGCCCGATTCCAACTGTTTCTCCGTAAAATATTCCGGCGCGTTTTTTCGGATGACCTGATTAAATACCAATCGCATGAGCGTACCGTAATCTTCATCCGGTACATGATACGACCCACCAAAGATGTTGTGTTTCGTATCGCCGATTCGCGTATGGGTAATCCCCCTTTCCGCGGTCACCTCTTCTTTTTTTATAATATGATTACGCATAAAATCGCCAATAGTGAGTCGGCTGTCATTGTTCATTGTCTTTTATCTATATTGTGATATTATATTTATGTAGATTCCAATATCAATTTTATGGATAGATGGTGCGAGACCAGAAAACCCACATATAACGGCTACTAATCAAAATGGTCTCGCTTTTTATTTTATCGATATAATGTAATTATGGTGAATCTATTGAAATACGTCAATATTCCGGTTTTTATTATTGCATTTGCTTTAGGCATTTTCGCAGTTTATATCACGACGGATATGCGAACCGTCTTTGTATTCCCCACGCCCGAGAATGTGGATTTGATACAATATCGCGATAAGACGGGCGCGTGCTTTTCATATAAACAGAGTGAAGTGGGGTGTCCCAAAGATGACAAAGATATATCTATCATACCGGCACAGGAATGAGCGTTAATCCAATACATTATTATTATATCATAATAATGTAAATATATGAATTTGAAGCGACTATTATACACCGATATGGGGAAAGTATTTATTTCGATTTTATTGGGCCTTGGTTTAGCGACCTTGTTTCGCAAGGTTTGCAAAGATAAAAATTGCATCCAATTTAATGGTCCCGTTCTTAGTGAAATCGATGGAAAGGCCTTCAAACATGGCGATGGATGCTTCAAATATATGCGTACACCGGTAAAATGCGATACATCGAAACAGATTATCGACATTGCGACACCGGATGCGGACCATACGGGGTCTCCGCCATCGGGTCACGCGACTGCATTAACGGGCTCGAGCTCGGGTGCCGCACCCGCCGATTCGGGAGTTTTCGGAAAATGGTTTTCTTAGAATGGTCGACCGACCCCCTCCCCCTTTTGCGTAACATGCGCCATCTTTAGATAAAACATTAGTTTATAGTTTTTGGTATGTCGAATTCGTATAATGCGCCCAATACAACGCGTATTTCGGACCTTCCCGAAAATATTACGATGCAGGTCCAACCCAATTCGTTTCCGGTGAATTTGCCCCAAGGTGGCGGTCCATCGAATCCAAATGCCTCACATGCCTCGCATGCACAACAAGGCCAAGACGGCTTGAGTAATGCATACATTCCCATGAATATACATCCCAATCCTTACGTAAGTGACCAAGCGGTCAATGGCGAAATCCCCTTTCCGGAGCACGCACACCAGGGACACCGTCTCCCGTCACGCGATATACCAATGGATTCGACGGGCTATATCCAAGATGAGCAAATAAAACCGAATTATATTCCTAAAGTAACCTTGCCGACCGATTATATCCGAGATTACGACGAAAAAATGGATTTGAAAATGCAGAAGCACGAGCAGGAGAAATACCGCAAGGAAAAAGCCGAAGATATATTTGCCCTATTACAGACCCCCATTTTCGTCGCCCTTCTCTATTTCATTTTCCAGATGCCGATTTTCAATCGATTATTATATCGGACTCTTTCCTTTTTGCCCCTTTTCAAAGAAGACGGGCATTTGAATTTAGCAGGAATGCTTTTCAAGAGTATTGCATTTGGACTCATCTTTCTTTCCGCCGATAAAATAATCAATTATCTCACTTTCCTGTAAATCATTCATTCTTGGTCATATAACATTTTTATATGACCAATTCAAAGATTCAATGTATTTATATTCGTAAAATCACCCGATACATAAGTGATGGATTGTTGTGTATTGGCAGAGCAATTTTTCGAAACACTCACATATGGCTGCCCCAGTGTGTCAAATATACCGATTGCTAAATTCGACAATCCCGTTTCCGAGACCGGTGTTGTAGTATAACTATATGTGACAGATAGGGTAAGTTGATATAGTGTATTTGCCGCCGTATCTAAGGTGAGGTTCGATACATTCAAATTTCCGCAATATTGGATGGCGTAAAAAGCATTTGTCGCCCCCGTAATTTGTACGGGTTGGAAATTGTTCGAATAGGCGACGGGCGTATAGGATTTAGGCATTGTCGTATTTTTCACTAACGACCCATTGAAATAAACATTTAGCGTCACCGACGATACAGATATATTAATACCGGTCGACCGACTCGTTCTTCCGGTACACCAGATGCCTACGGGCGTCTTGAAACGGAATGTACTCTGTGGGCTCGTAATCAAATCCGTTATTAAAATCGCACCCAATTCGACCTCGACCGTATTTGGACTGCTCTGAATACCCGCCATATTGGAATGGCTCAATACATATTGTAATTCATCCGTATTCTTAGTATACAAATTGATAGGGGTTGCCGGCGCCATGTTCAACAGGGCATAATTCCGCATCGAAATACCCTGATAATTGTATAGGGGGACCGCCGGGTCCAAATAAAGGGGCACAATGGGCCCCGGCACATCCGATGAGCTACTAAGTGATACGCCCCCCAATACATCACACGTGAGACCACCCGCAATGGTATTATTGGCACCATTCAATATCGTATATTGCGATACTTTATTGGAATTGACATAACCATTTACTAAATTCGTATATAATTGGGCCTTGCTAAATCCATTCGACTTGGTATTTTGACTGATACTCTTATATTTCAATATTTCCGCTTTTCGCCGCATATTCAACTCGCGTTCGGTATGACTCGGATAAGGCGACGTAATAGTGAGTCGATTCTGGGGATTATTATATAGGGCCGCCTGCTTTCGTTGACTGACCATAGAGCAGAACTGTACAAGGAACTCATCATTCGGCATTATATATCTATATGATATTATACCCGTATTTAGTTGAGTTTCGAAGCATACCACAGGTTCGACAGATAGGTGGCATTGGTCGTCTTTGTTGTAGTGGACAGCAGACTGGTACTGGTATTCGGTCCGGCCAATACAATATTATTTATGGTAAATGCGGGGAGGGCATAATCATAGTATTGCAAATTCGACAATTTGCCGTTGAACCCCCCATTCTGACCGATATTGATGTCATAATAGTTTTGTATAGGAACCGACTTCATAATAGAACGCCCAGCAATTGTACCATTCACATAGACATCCATTACCTTGTTTTGCATACGTAGGGCAATGTGGACCCATTTATTGACTGGTATGCCCGAAATGTCGAGGGTTTGTGGGGACGACGTACCGTCGTCCATGACGATGTGCAGATTGGTATTGTAACTGGTGTCTTGGGTCAAATAGACACCGGGTGAATTGCCCATAAAGGCGACACCGTCCGTATTATATCGTGCACCCCCCTTGTTGAATACGTTTCGATATGTGGGTGTACGAACCGTAAATGCGGTCGGTAATACCCATATTGACCACGTGAATTCTAAGCCAGTCGGTTGATTATTCGACCTTGGTATGAATACCCCCGACGAATTACCCGGGTCTTGGGAAATGACTAAATTCGAATTACCATCGAGCATCCCATATACAACATATGGTGTATTTGAATATTGAGTGAAATAGCCAATGAGCTTTATTCCTAAATCAAATACAAACAAAAAGACGATTAAAACCAAGATAATAAAGACAAATCGGGCGATAATACTATTGGAATTCAGAAACTCCTGACTGGCGGTGCCTACATTAAATGAGGACGCAAATTGACTCAATTGATTCGATACACTCGACTGTACTTCGCTCGCATAATTGGCGACATTTTCACCCGTTCTTGCTATAGAAGAACCGATTTCTTGACCCATCTGCTGGGGATTAATATTCTGCACTTGCTCCATCATTTGTTTCGGGTATTCTTGGAATGCGGCCATTTATACTATATATTTATATATTGTATAAAAATATCTATACTGGGGGATTATATCGGAATTAGAAGAGGGTGATAGAATTCGCCGGTGAACCATTCTTAGTCAAATCCACTGTGACGCCGTAAGTGGTGAACCAGGAGGTAAGGGGGTTCGTACCATTACCCTTCAAATAGGTGGTCCATACATCCTGGGGTGAGGATGAGTTGGGGACATAAGTGAATTGCGTAATTAGAGCGTCGAATTTTTGCGATTCGGTTGTACTACCAGATATGTTCGTTGTCCCACCACCAACCAATACGGTTGCATTTGCAAAAGGTGGGTATAATGTTGCACCTGAACTCGAAACACTGACTGATTTGACTAATTTGCCGTTCAAATAGCAATCCACGTAGTTTTGGTTGACACTAATAGCGACGAAACACCAGGCCTGTATGGGGAAATTATTGGTCACGACAATATCAAGTGGTTGGTTATTTGCTAATAAGAAGTAGGCATGTAATGTCGGATTTGTTTTTTCTAAATGTAATGAAATCTGGTCATTATATGGCGTAATGTGTAATGTCGTTCCTGTGTCGGTTCTGCGTTGAAAAATGACCTTGGGGCTCGTCGTATCCCACGTATTCACATAGACCCAAATACCATAGGTATAATTGTATGAGGACGGTTGATTCGTCAATTTAATCGGTGTATTTGTAGCCGACAGAGACAGATTCCGGGCAACCCGATTCGTCGCCGTCGAGAAATAGGTATATAATATGTATATTAATATGACAACAATGGCGCCTAATATGATTAAAGTATAATCCATTTTATATAAATAGTCTATATTTTATATGCCGATGCGAATATCTATATCTTAGGTGGATTCTGTCCCATTCTTAAATTGTAAGAGTTGGCGATTTGAAATGCCGTCAATGGTTTGTTATATTCGACACATGAAATGGCACCTTTGACGCCCCCCGGCGACCCCACTGTTATTTTGTCCGTAATATCAAACATCGGTGGACTGATGCCGACATTCACCGTTCTTACTAAATTACCATTGACAAAGACATCCGCCATGTTATTATTATAGTTGAATACAAATTGATTCCATCGCTGACCCACGACGGTCACCTCGACGGGGTCGATTGACTCGTCGCTCAAATAGAGGTGGAATTTATCGACTAAATGGTCGGTTCCATTACCGGCAATTTGATTACTCAATTTATTATAAGTGGTTTCTACGCTATTCGAATAGGTGATGCGCGGCTTGGGACGGAGTACGCCACTAGAATCCGTGAAAGAATAGCTAAATATTTCGGTGCCATTTTCCTTGGTATAGGCCGCATCGGATGCCCCCCCTGGATTAATATATATCCACATCGACAACGAATAATTGGCATTGGCAATAGTAGTATCGGACACACTAACAGGTGTATACAAATCACTCGATTTGCCAATCGTCGTTTTAACACTGTCTAAGAATACGGCGTCGTTTTGCAAAACGGTCGAATTCGATACGACAAGTTTTTTACCGAGTCGGGGCAGATAAAAACACAGCAAAACAACCAAGATTTCTATGATGAAGAGAATAAAGACAATATTGGGAGTGATTTTGTATTGATTAAACAGATATTCTAAGAAGTCGGTCAACAAACAGGGAATATAGAAAATGAATGACACCATGAATCCGGCAAATCCCTCTAAACTCCGCAATTTGTCGATAAACATTTTATAGAAGATGGCGAGGGCGACGATAATCGCCACAAAAACAAAGATATTGACAAAGAAATTGAGAACGGCCGCGTTTGCAGTCGACAAATACTGGAAAATGTACCATGTGACCGGTATTAAAAACGCAGCGCCGATTAAAATACTGATTTGTTTCGGTGTTAAGTTGCGTGGGTCGATTTTAGTCTCAGAATTCGATAAATAATAGGCGGATATGAGGAGGGGTATTACGATGACCATTGCATAGGTATATGTATTGGTCGAAAGGGCGTCGGGGTTGTCCGCCACCGTAAATAAAATGACGCCGATGAAAATGACGACTATACCAAATACCATCACCTTGGATGCATTCGTCGAATCGTCGGAGTCCCACTCGAATTTGCCACCCCTCTGTTTTAGTTTGTGTTTGTTTGCCATATTATTATAGTTACGTGTATAATAATTCGTTATATATTATCCGCGTCTTATAGATTCTCTATCGTGGTTTTCTTACCATGACATTCGCGACATAGTGCGACCAAATTATCTATATGATTACTGCCGCCATATTCGAGTCGTATTTTGTGGTCGACTTCGAACCAGGCGGTCAATTGGGCACCACAATCGCCGCATTTCCACCCCTGTTGCGCAGCCACGTATTTCTTCTTGGTTTCACTGACCGACCGTTTAGTCGCCTTTTTCCCCGAATGGATAATACGGTTCGTCGCCTGTTGCTCCTGTCGTGGCATGGCTAAAACGGGGAAATTGACGTCGTCACGGCCGACGCCCCCCAATCCTTTCGAGGTGAAATCTAAGATGGGCGACAATATATTACTCGTTCCCCGGTCAATTGGCAGGTATTTGACATAATCGCTCGATGCGGACAATACCTGTCCCGCGCTCAATGGATTCTTTTTGATAATATAGTAGACAAAGAGGGCGCCCAAAACAATGGCCCCCATTTGATAATATTTCTTATATGAAAGCGCGGTTTTGATGATTTTCCCCTCGGTATAAATATTCGCCAAAATGGCCGCAGTAATAATAAACAATATAATTTCGATTCGCATCAAATGAAATACTATATATTTATATCGCATTTTTATCCCCTATATCGCATTCTATTCGATATTATTCGTATTGTTGTATAGGGCAGCAATTGCAATGAGACATCCCGTGAAAATGACGCCGTGTATCACATAACTCCGCATTTTCAAATGGTGCGATACATAGACCGGTTTAGGCGTATATTCCGACAAATAGCGGTCGATGCCCGCTTTCAAAGACAACTCCTCTTTCCCCAACATTTCATTGTATTTGTTGTGTATGAAATGCGTCCACCGCATAAAGGAATCGCGATTGTCTAAATACGGCGAAACCGGAAATCGGTCCAATATTGCACTAAATTTGTTGCCCATTTCCGCATCGGGAATAAAGAGGGGTAGATTCTGTATGAAATCGTAATACTTTCGTTTAGTCACGGCATTTGGAAACGCCGGATAATAGAAGGAAATGGAATGGATGAAGAACCAGTAATGCGGCCCCCATATATCGACATCCTGACTTAATACCATTCGAAACTATATAAACATTGACTAATATATTTATAGAGCAAAATCGCATAAAATGACCGAAAATTATTGTAATAATTGTGGACGCCCCGGACATTGTTATAGTAATTGTAAAATGCCGATTACCAGTTATGGGGTCGTTGCCTATCGGCAACATCCGGAAACTGGCAAATATGAATATCTCTTAATCCAGCGCAAAGATACGCTCGGATTCATCGATTTTATGCAGGGCAAATATTCCATACATAATAAACAATACCTATTAAATATGCTAAAGCAAATGACTGTCCAAGAAAAGCACCGTCTCCTTAATTCTACGTTTGAGGACTTGTGGACCGGCCTATGGGGGAGCCAAACGTCCATTTCGCAATATCGCATTGAGGAATCGATTTCGCGGGAAAAATTCCTCCATTTGAAAACGGGCATCTTAGTCAATTCCGATTTTTACGATTTAGCCCAGCTCGCAAAGGAGAGCGACGAATACGGCCGATGGACGGACGCGGAATGGGGCTTCCCTAAGGGCCGGCGCAATTATTTAGAAAAAGATTACGACTGTGCTTTGCGCGAATTCGCTGAAGAGACCGGCTATTCGACTAAGAAGATGATTAATATACAAAACATTTCACCCCTGGACGAGATTTTCACGGGGTCGAATTATAAGTCCTATAAACATCGCTATTTTTTGATGTATATGAATTATGCCGACAGCTTAGAATCGACGAAAATCCAATTGAGTGAGGTGAGTAATATGGAATGGATGTCGTTAGACGTCTGTTTGTCTAAGATTCGCCCCTACAATACCGAAAAACGGGAGGTGGTGTCGAAAATTGAGCGCATGCTCTGCGCGCTGCAACCCATATACAATCTATAGATGGACTAAATTGCCTAAAAATGTATAATATAACTATATTACATTTTTGTCTGCACATATGCTGACAAAAACGTGAGAGACCAAATAATGGATTTAGTTGGCCGGCTGATATTTTAGCCACTTTCTTTGATATATATATACTATAAATGGCCGAATTTAAAAACGTCGAAAAGGGGGTGGGTGAGGAAAAGCGCAGGGGCAGGAAGACAAAGAAGCAGAACGAGAAGGAGCTCATTTTGGAACACATTGGCAAAGAATACAAAGAATATAGTTCCGCCAAAAAAGAGCCCGATAATACAGTTGCCGTTGTCAAATCCCAGCGAAAAACGTGGGAAAATATACAATATCTGTCCCCTTTGGAGCGCGGAAAATTCGAGGAGAAGTTTACCCCACCCAAGAATACGAGTCAGGAGAACTATACCGCCATTCTAAAACAGAAAAATAAGAAAATCGTCATTGCCACTGGCCCCGCTGGAACGGGAAAAACCCTTTTCGCCACCGAGCATGGTGTCCGATATTTCCTCTTGGGAATCTGCGAAAAACTGATATTTACGCGACCATCGGTCTCCGTCGACGAAGAGTTGGGATTCTTGCCTGGGACACTGGAGGAAAAAATGGCACCGTGGGTCCGACCCATCTAT